CGGAAGCATCATCGCGGCGTGGATCCACAACTTCGGTAAGCAGTAAGAGAACAGTTTCAAGGGGCTACAAGCCGAGCGGCTTGTCCGCTCACCAGAGAAGGGAAGAGGGGGCTAGGAAATGCCGCAACCAACCAGGTCAGACGTACACGTCAACCGGCCGCTGACGGTGATGAGCATCGCTTACATCCAGCGCCGCGATGACTTCATCGCGAGCAAGGTCTTCCCGGTCATCCCCTGCCAGAAGCAGTCCGACCGGTACTTCAAGTACCTGAAGGACTACTGGATGCGGACCGGCTCCCAGAAGCGGGCGCCGGGCTCCGAGTCCGCGGGCGGCGGCTTCGGGCTTGACAACACCCCGAACTACTTCGCCGACGTCTGGAGCTTCCACTACGACGTGGCCGACCAGATCCGGGCGAACGCGGACCAGCCGCTGAACCTCGACCGGGACGCGACCATGTTCGTGACCCAGAACCAGATGCTCCGAAGGGAGGTCGTCTGGGCGACGAAGTACATGACCACCGGGATCTGGACCGGCGGAACCGGCGGGACCGACGTCACGCCGAGCCCGCAGTGGGACACGTCGACCGGCACGCCGATCACGGACATCGACACGCAGAAGCGGAACGTCAAGTCGGGGACCGCCTTCCTGCCTGACACCTTCGTCGCTGCGGACGACGTCTTCTTCGCGATCAAGAACCAGGCCTCGGTCCTCGACCGCATCAAGTACACGCAGCGCGGGGTGGTGACCGAAGAGCTCCTCGCGGCGCTCCTCCAGCTTCGCCAGTTCCTCGTCAGCCAAGCGGTGATCAACTCCGCGGCCGAGGGGGCGGCGTTCAGCGGCGGGTTCCTGGTCTCGAACCAGGCCCTGCTCGTCTACTCGAACCCGCAGCCCGGGATCATGCAGCCTTCCGGCGGATACACCTTCGCCTGGACCGGCATGTACGGATCCGGCGCCGGCGGAGAGGGACGAATCAAGTCATACCGGGTCGAGACCCGCGAGTCCGACCGGATCGAGGGCGACCAGGCGTGGGACCAGAAGCTGGTCGGCTCCGACCTCGGAGCGTTCTTCAACAACTGCCTGTCGAGCCCGTAAGGGCAGCCGGAGGTTAGCGCCCCGTGTACGTAGCTCTCAGACAGCTTAAGGTCACGCGCCGGGACGAGTCCGGGAACGTGGTGCGGGACAAGCAGGGAAGGGACGTGGTCGACACGGTCTTCCCGGGCGAGGAAGTCCCGGGCGTCGAGTTCTGGAAGTACCCCGACATCATCGCCCACCTCAACCTCGACTGGATGAAGTGGGACGGTGCCGGTATCGCCCCGCACAACGGCCACAAGGGGGCCGTCGTAGACATCTCCGCGTACCGCGGCAAGGGTCCTTCGAAGAGGGACGGCGCCGGGGCCGAAGGCAAACCGGCCCAGCTTCCAAAGAAGGCTCCGGCCGCCGAGATCGCCTGCCGGCTGTGCGAGAAGGCGTTCAAGAGCAAGGGCGGCCTCCGGAAGCACGTCAATAAGGCTCACGCGGAAGCGGAGAAGACGGCCGAGTCCCCGAAGGCGGGCTAGCCCGTGGGCGCCTGGACCTACTCGGGGAACCCCGGGTACAGCGCTAAGGACGCGGTCCGGTTCCTCATCCAGGACACGAACGAGGCCGACCAGCTCCTCCTCGACGGCGAGATCGAGTACCTCCTCTCGACTTACAACGACGCCCCGATGAACGCGGCCATCCAGGCCTGCGAGGTCATCACGGCGAAGTTCTCCCGGATGGCCGACGAGAAGGTCGGGGCGGTCGCGATCCAGTTCTCCCAGAAGGCGAAGGCCTACCGGACGATGGCCGACACGCTCCGCGCGCGCCTCGCCAGGAACGACTGCGGCCCGTTCGCCGGCGGGATCTCGAGGTCCCAGAAGCAGGCGACGGACCAGAACACGGACCGGGTAAGGCCCGACTTCCGAAAGCGGATGATGGAGGACCACCAGAACAGCTCCGGGAACCCCGGCGGCCTGAACGGCTGGGGCGCCGACGATGGCGGAGAAAACTAGGCGTGAGGCGGACAGCGACGCCGAGCTCATCACCCGGAGGCTCCACGACGGCGACCGCTGCGCGCTCTGCGGCGTCCTATTCGAGGACGGCGACTCCCTCTGCTCCTTCGAGACGAGGGTCGAGTTCAGCGTCTTCCCGCCGGCGGGGTCCCAGTCGGTCGGGTACCGGATCAAGCTCCTCAAGGTGACCTGCCACCAGGAGTGCCTCGAGTCGGAGGTCCCGCAGTGAGGGTGAGCGTAAAGATTACCGACAAGAATCCGGACGTTATCCGCGAGCTCGTAAAGCGATGTAAAGGCGCGAGCGAGGCCTACGTGACCGTCGGAGTCCACGAGGACGCGGGCGAGTACGAGGGCGACGGCGCCCCGTCGGTCGTCGAGGTCGCGCTCTGGAACGAGTTCGGCACCCACTCGATCCCGTCGCGCCCGTTCCTGCGGACGGCGATCGACGAGAACGTGGCGAAGATCAACGCCTGGAGGGTCGAGGCCGCCCGGAAGATCGTCTTCGGCGGCTGGACGGTCGAGAAGGGCCTTGAGATGATAGGCTTCAGGGTGCAGCAGCTCATCCAGAACAAGATCCGGTCCGACGTTCCGCCTCCTAACGCGCCGTCCACAGCAGCCGACAAGGTCAGGCGCGGCGTCGCGCCGAACACGCTGATGGACTCGACGCTGCTCCTCCGGTCGGTTACGTACAAGGTACACAAGGGAGGATGAAGGGATGGGCAAGTTCGAGCACGAGCAGGTCGTCGGGGTCGTCCGGACCGAGCAGAAGAAGGGCGACGAGCACCGCGACCGGCCCTACACAGCGATCGTCAACCGAGGGATCGACCCCCGGACCGGCAAGGAGGTCCACGAGCGCGTCCGGATCGACTCCGGCGAGGCGAAGACCCTCGAGAAGCGCCTCGACAAGGAGCGGTCGCGGATGGAGCGCGAGCACATCCGAGCCCCCGAGCGCGAGCCGGAGCGGCGCGAGAAGTCCAGGAGCCAGGTCGCGAGCCCGGAGGCCCGGGAGGCGTTCCTCAGCCAGTTCAAGAGGGGCGGCTAGGCCTTGATCGGACTCCAGGCGCCATCTCAGATCATCACGAACGACGAGGTCCTGACGGTATTCGTCCAGCAGAACCCGACGATCGTCGACGGGAAGTACGTCTATCCGACGGTCACGAGCTTCCAGCTGACCTGCACGGTCCAGCCGGTCCAGGGCCGGGACCTCCTCCTCGTCCCCGAGGGCGACCGGTTCAAGGAGCAGTACTGGGTCTTCACGAACGAGCTCCAGGCCCCGATGGCCGTAAACCAGAGGGTCTCTCGCCAGGGTGTAAACTTCCAGGTCCAGGCCGTCGAGCAGTGGGGAAGCTTCCAGCGATCGAGGATCATGAGGACCGACACGGGTCCGAACCAGACGCCGTAACGAACCGTAACGGAAGGACCGTAACGAACCGAAATGACGAACCCGATAGCCCAGCCCTACACGCTCCCGGCGGGAATCCCGGACTTCAACGTCATACGCCAGGCGCTCGTCCGCGAGATCCAGTCCCGGATCGGGCTCGACCAGCAGCACGTCATCTACGAGGAGCCGGAGCAGCCGAACTTCCCGCGCCCGAGCCTCCCGTACTTCTCTGTGAAGATCCTCGTCCCGGCAGCGAAGAAGGGCGACGACGACCACACGCCCGTCCTCGACGGCGACGGGAACCCGACGACGGTCTGGAACTCCGGCGGCGTGCGCCAGATGACAGCCGAGTTCAACGCGTACGGGAGGAGCCACGAGGAGGCCTATAACCTCATGTCCTGGTGGCAGTCCGCGCTCGACACGGAGACGGTCCAGGGCGACCTGAGGGAGTCCGGGCTCGCCGTCTGGACCATCGGAAACGTTGCGGATCTCTCGAAGTTGCTAAATACTGGATACGAAGGCCGAGCCCACCTCGAATGTACGTTCGGAATCGCCATGAACCTGACCGAGGACCTCGGCCAGGAGGAGACGGTGACGGTCGTCGGAGAGGTGACCACGGACCAGGGGAACGCCGTCGGGACCACAGTCACGGTCTCGGACTAGGGGGATAAGGGATGGCAAGCGCGCTAGACCAGCTGATTAACATCTCGATCACCCAGCAGACGTCGGCCGTACAGCAGGCGAGCTTCGCCATCACGGCGGTCTTCGGTACCTCGAACCGATTCGCAGCTAGCGCGGCGACGAGCGGGACGACGGCGAGCGGGAGCCCGAACCTCACGTCGATCGGGAGCCTCACCGGCTGCGTCCCTGGAGCGACGGTCGCCGGGACGGACATCCCGACCGGGACCTATATCCTCACGGTCGACGCCGCGAACAGCAGCGCGGTCATGTCGGCGAACGCCTCCGGCTCCGGCGCGCAGGCGAACATCACCTTCCAGGACTCGATCCGGCAGTACACGGCGCTCTCCGCAATGGTCACGGACGGCTTCCTAACCACGGACCCGGAGTACGTCAAGGCGGCCGAGCTCCTCGAGCAGTCGCTCTCTCCGCCGAGCTGGTTCGTCGGACGGAACACGGCCTCCGTAGCTCAGGTCGACACGATCACGGTCAACACGGCGACGAGCGCCCACGTCTACACGGGCGACATCAACGGAGAGGCGTGGACCTACACCGCTACCGGCGGAGACACCACGAGCACGATCGCCACCGCGATCGCCGCCGCAATCATGGCCCTCTCTTCCCCGGTCCAGCCGGTCACGGCGGTCGCCGTTTCGGCCGTCGTCACTGTCACGGCGAACGTACCGGGCGCCCCGTTCACGGACACGAACCCCGGCGCTGACACCAAGTATACGATCGCGAACTCGACCCCGAACCACACGATCACGACCGACATCGCCCAGGCTCAGCTCCAGAACAACTCATGGTACGGCCTCGCGATCTGCTCGAACCTCGACGGCGACATCCAGCAGGTCGCCACCTTCGTCGAGTCGCAGGTCAAGCTCTTCGGGGCCGTCACGTCGACGGCGGCCGTCGCGACCTCGTCGACGACCGACATCGCGTCGGTCCTCAAAAGCCAGTCACTCAAGCGGACCTTCCTCTTCTCCTCGAACGAGCCGACCGAGGGCAAGGAGACCGCCTGGATGGGCGGCCAGCTCCCGGCTGTCCCGGGCTCGAACTCGTGGGCGTACAAGACGCTCGACGGATGTACGGAGGACGTCCTCACGGCGGCCCAGCAGGGGTACCTCATCGGGACCCCGGAGGCCGGAGTCGCCGGGAAGAACGTCAACATCTACCAGGCCGTCGGAGGCGTCGGTATTACCCAGATGGGATGGGCGATCGGCGGCCAGTACCTCGACATCACCGTCGGGATCGACTGGCTCCGCGCGCAGCTCCAGACGAACATCTTCTCCGCCCTCGTGAACTCCTCGAAGATCCCGTACACCGACAAGGGAACGGGCGTACTGATCTCGGCCGTCAGCGCCGCGATCCAGCAGGGGGTCCAGAACGGGCTCATCGACGGGACCTCTCCGATCACGATCACGGCCCCGCTCGTCGCGACCGTGCCGACGAACCAGAGGGCCGCGCGCGTCGCCCCGACCATTTCGTTCTCCTGCCGGCTCGCCGGCGCCTACAACGCGGTCGTCGTCAGCGGGACGGTCACCGTCTAAGGGGGTTAGATGCCAGGCGTCAAAACATTCGATCCGAAGCAGGTCAGCGTCGTCGTCGGCGGGAACATCATTTCCGGCTGGGGGCCAGACGAGGCGATCAGCGCGGAGAGGAACAAGGACGCGTGGACGCTCAAGGTCGGCGTCGACGGCGAGGCGGCCCGGTCGAAGTCGAACGATAAGTCCGGGCGCATCAAGCTGACGCTCCTCCAGACGTCGCAGTCCAACAACGCGCTGTCCGCCCTCGCGGCGGCCGACGAGCTCTCGAACGCCGGGGCGGTCCCGTTCTTCCTCAAGGACAACTCACCGACGGGGTCAACGACGGGGGCGGCCCTGACCTGCTGGGTCCTTAAGTACCCGGCGGTGAAGTACGCCCACGACGTCGAGCTCCGGGAGTGGACGCTCGAGACCGACGACATCGAGCTTTTGGTGGGCGGGAACTGAGTGTAGTCTCCGCTCATGGAGCCATCTAAGAACGAGAAGGGACTATGGCAGGTCGAGATCGACGGAAAGACCTACGAGTTCCAGAAGTGGGGCGCGAAGGAGTCCTTCCTCACCCTCGTGAAGATCGGGAAGCTGATCGGCAAGCCGGCCGGGGAGCTCGTCGCGGCGATCGCCGGGAACGGCGGCCTCGACACGGACATACCGGCCATGCCGGAGATGATATCGAAGGCGGCAGCGTCGCTCTTCGACGGGCTAGACGAGAAGGAGACCTTCTCGATCGTCGAGAGCCTTTCGGCCGGGAACCGCGTCCTCTGCGACGGGGCGCTCGTCAAGTTCGACACGCACTACCAGGACGACCTGGCGCACATGTTCCGGGTCGCGAAGGCTGGCCTGGAGGTCCAGTACGGCTCTTTTTTCGGCGCCCTCAGAGGGCTCGCCGGCGTGGTCCCGAAGGCGGCGCAGGAAGGGTAGACCG